CCCCTGCTGTAGAGGGAACTGATACGGTCCCTGGTGTGGCAACTATGAATTCTGTCGTGCAAAATCTCATTCCCAACAAAGATGCTACCTTCGTCAGCTTTGGTAATTTTTCGGATATTAAAAAGGTTATTCAGTCTGGTCTATTCTATCCTGCTTTCATCACTGGTCTTTCTGGTAATGGAAAAACTTTCGGTGTGGAGCAGTCTTGTGCCCAACTTAGTCGGGAACTGATTCGTGTAAATATCACCATCGAAACTGATGAGGATGACCTGATTGGTGGTTTCCGTCTCGTGAACGGAGAAACTGTGTGGCATAACGGTCCTGTGGTAGAAGCAATGGAACGTGGTGCTATCCTTCTGCTGGATGAGGTTGACCTTGCTTCTAACAAGATTATGTGTCTGCAGTCTGTTCTTGAGGGTAAGGGTGTCTTCCTCAAGAAAATCGGTAAGCACGTTGTACCTAAGGCAGGTTTTAACGTGATTGCAACCGCAAACACCAAAGGTAAAGGTTCTGATGACGGTCGGTTCATTGGCACGAATGTTCTCAATGAGGCATTCCTGGAACGATTCCCTATCACTTTTGAGCAGGAATATCCTACTGTCAGTGTTGAGACTAAAATCTTGACCAAAGTGGCAGAATCACTTAACATTCCTATGATTGGTGAGCACACTGATTTCATCAAGCACCTTTGTACCTGGTCTGAGATTATTCGTAAGACCTTCAACGATGGTGGTATTGATGAAGTCATCAGCACTCGTCGTCTGGTTCATATCATCAAGGCGTATTCTATCTTCGGTAAGAAGGACAAAGCAATCAAGGTTTGTCTGAATCGTTTTGATGATGAAACCAAAGCAACCTTTGTTGAGTTGTATGATAAGATTGATGCAGAGTTCAAAACTGCTGAAGGTGAGTGTGTAACTTACGATCTTGACGCTCAGAAAGAAAACTGATATACTAAGGGGAGATAAAACTGTCTCCCCTTTTATTATGGATGAGTATCATTACGGAACAGAATTTATGTTCTCTATTAATTCAAACGATAAAATTGAAATTGAAAAAAAGCCTGCGATTATGAAAGATCAAAATAATAATCATTTTTGGAAGTATAACGAAGATAAAATTCTTAAACAACTTGAAGAATATATTGCTGGAACTTATAGTCAGCATTATGTCGATCGTACCGGAGGTGGAACCGAACAAACCCTAGATAAGATTAAACACAATCGTCGTGAGGGTTTTTGTGCCGGTAATGTCACCAAGTATATTGACCGGTATGATACGAAAGGAACTCCTCGCGCTGATCTGTTTAAAGTTCTTCACTATACTATTCTCCTGATCAACCATCTCAATCTCATTGAAAATAAGTGATTATGAAACTCTCTGATAAAACTTTGACTCTGCTAAAAAACTTTTCTTCTATTAATCAATCCATTCTGTTTAAAGAAGGTAGTTCGCTACGGACGATTAGCGTTATGAAAAACATACTGGCAGAGGCAACTATTGAGGAGGAATTGCCTAAGGATTTTGGTATCTATGATTTGAATCAGTTTCTGAATGGACTTAATCTGCATCAGAATGCAGATCTAGATTTTCAGAATGATGGGTATGTTGTAATTAAGGAGGGAAAGTCGCGATCAAAGTACTTCTTTGCAGATCCAAATGTGATTATTACTCCTCCAAACAAGTCCATCTCCCTCCCTTCTGAAGATGTTTGTTTTATTCTAGATACTAAAGAATTGGATAAACTTCTTAAAGCTTCTGTGGTTTATCAACTTCCAGATCTATCTGTTATTGGTGAAGCGGGTGTAGTGAAACTGGTTGTTCGTGACAAAAAGAATGATACATCTAACGACTTCTCTGTGGTTGTTGGTGAGACTGATGAAGTATTTGCTTTCAACTTTAAGGTAGAGAATATCAAAATCATTCCTGGTTCTTATGAGGTTGTAATCTCCCAAAAACTTCTGTCCCGATTTAAAAATACTGGGTTTGATGTTACCTATTATATTGCTTTGGAACCCGATTCTACATTTGGTTGATGAATATCTTTGTTACTTCTCCTTGGCCTGCTGAGAGTGCCATTTGCCTTCCTGACAAACACGTCGTTAAGATGCCTCTAGAGTGCTGTCAGATGCTCTCCATCGTTGCTTCCGACAAGTGGGGGCACGGGTATGGCACTCTCCCTAAGGCGGATGGGACGCCCTACAAGACGGACAGGGGAGCGTTCCGCAATCACCCCTGCACCAAGTGGGCAATGGAGAGCATCCACAATGCATATTGGTTGATTAAGCACGGTCTTAACTTGTGTGACGAATACACCTTGCGGTATAATAAAAATCATTCCTGCTATAAGACTCTTGTGGATGCATATTACTTGTTTCCCAAAGGTAAGATTACAGAAGTGACTCCATTTGCTCGTGCTATGCCTGAGGAGTGGAAGTTTGACGACACTATTGATACATTTGAAGCATACAAAAGGTACATCGCATCCAAACCTTGGGTGTCTGATAATTACCTTAAAATACCTGAACGCAAACCTTCGTGGATAAATTAAATTATGGCAAGTGAATTTCTTCTGACTGAAAAATACAGGCCGCAAGTAATTGACGATTGTATTCTTCCTGATGATACTAAAAAAACATTTAAGGAGTTTGTACAGAAGGGCGAAATTCCGAATCTCCTTCTTGCTGGACCTCCTGGTATTGGCAAAACCACAATCGCAAAAGCACTTTGTAATGAACTAGGAGCAGATTATTATGTCATCAACGGATCCGACGAAGGACGTTTCCTGGATACTGTACGGAACCAAGCAAAGAACTTCGCTTCGACCGTCTCACTTACGGGATCTTCTAAACACAAAGTCATCATCATCGATGAGGCTGATAACACAGGCAACGACGTACAACTCCTACTACGGGCGAATATTGAGGCATTTTATAACAACTGCCGATTCATCTTCACCTGCAACTACAAGAACAAGATTATTGAACCTCTTCATTCCCGATGTGCCGTCATCGACTTCACAATCAAAGGGAAGCAAAGAGTTCAACTTGCAGGAAGTTTCTTTCAACGACTTCAAACAATCTTGGATACGGAAAGGATTGAGTACGATCAAAAAGTCGTTGCGGAACTTGTTACGAAGCACTTCCCAGACTTCCGTAGAGTCCTCAATGAAATTCAGCGATACTCTACGGGGGGTAAAATTGACGCGGGAATTCTTGCATCTTTCTCAGACATCTCTGTAAATGAACTCATCAAAAACCTTAAAGAAAAGAACTTCACCGAAGTACGCAAGTGGGTGGTCTCCAACTTGGACAACGATGCTCCTGTCCTACTTCGCAGGGTTTATGACGCCTGCTATGATTACCTTTCACCCCAATCTATCCCTGCTGCCGTTCTTGTTATTGCTAAGTATCAATACCAATGTGCGTTCGTTTGTGACCAAGAAATTAACCTCTTAGCGGCATTAACTGAACTTATGTGTGAGGTTGAGTTTAAATGAAATCTCTTAAGACCCCTTGCCGCTACCCTGGTGGTAAGTCCCGTGCTTGTGAAAAGATGGGACCTTATTTTCCCGACCTTCGCAACTATGATGAGTTCCGAGAACCATTTCTTGGTGGTGGAAGTGTTGCTATTTATATTACCAAGAAATATCCTTACCTGGATATTTGGGTAAATGATCTATATGAACCTCTTGTAAACTTCTGGCAACAACTCCAGATGTTTGGGAATGATCTCAAGAATGAGTTGGTTGATTGTAAACTTGCTTACAATACTCCCGAACTTGCCAAAGAACTTTTTTTAAAATCAAAGGAGAATATCAATGATGAGTCTGAAACGAACTTTAATCGTGCTGTCGCTTTCTATATTGTTAACAAATGCTCTTTTAGTGGTCTTACCGAAAGTTCATCTTTTTCAGGGCAAGCAAGTAACTCCAACTTTTCCTTGCGAGGAATTGAAAAATTGCCAGAGTATTCCAAGTTAATTGCTAGTTGGCGTATAACTAACTATTCATACGATTATCTGATGGATGGGAACAAAGGTGCTTTTATGTATCTCGATCCTCCTTATGATATTAAGGATAATCTCTATGGGAATAAAGGATCAATGCACAAAAGATTTGATCACGATAAGTTTGCTGCTGATTGCGATACTAATAATATGGATCAATTGATCAGTTATAATTCAGATCAACTTGTGAAGGATCGTTTTAAGAACTGGAATGCTGCTGAGTTTGATTTAACTTATACTATGCGTTCTGTTGGTGAATATATGCGTGAGCAAAAACAACGTAAAGAACTATTGCTTTTTAATTATGGAATTGAAGGACTGGTTGAACTCAATTAATCTTACAAAAGAAGATTTGTCTGAGAATATTAAAGAATATGCTCCGTATATTATCAATCGTTGTTTATCCGGAAATATTGATTGTGTTCTTTTTGCAAATGAAATGAATATGAATCATCATCTTGATAAAGATATGCAATATTCGTTTTATCTAAATACTATAAGAAAAAGGAAGAGATATTCTCCCTGGCTCCGTAAAGATAAAATTAAAGACTTAGAATGTGTTAAACAATACTATGGATATAGTAATGAAAAGGCATCTCAAGCGCTGAAAATTTTGTCGAAAGATCAAATAAACTTTATCAAACAACGACTTGAAATTGGCGGAACAAAATGACTAACCAAACAATTGAACCTCAAGTAAACTGGTCTCCAAATATGATGGTGGAGGTCATTTTAAATGAACCAGACGACTTTTTAAAAGTTCGTGAGACTTTGACTCGTATTGGGGTTGCTTCTAGAAAAGAAAAAAAACTATACCAAAGTGCTCATATTCTTCATAAGCAAGGTCGGTATTTTATTACTCATTTCAAAGAACTCTTTGCATTAGATGGTAAGCACGCAAATCTTACTGTAAATGATGTTCAACGTAGAAATCGTATTGTACGTCTTCTTTCTGATTGGGGACTTATCACTGTAGTTGATCAGGATAAGATTCTTGATATAGCACCTCTTAATCAAATTAAAGTTCTTGCATATAAGGATAAAGGTGATTGGATTTTGGAGCAAAAATATAACATCGGTAAGAAAGGCAAGGAAGTAGAAACCGAATAAAAAGGAGCGGGAAACAACATCCCGCTTTTTTATGATCTCTTATAATTAGTAATGGATGCCGTAAGGGTCCACAAAACACAAACTCGCTGTAAAGGAGCTACCATAATGACTAATCTGATGAAATATCAGGCTGCGGATCTTCCTGCTTTGTTGGAAAGAATCAACCGCAATACTATTGGTATGGATGAATACTTTGATCGTATTTTTAAAATTCACGAAACAAATTCGAATTATCCACCATATAATCTGGTTCAAGTTAGTAATGTAGAATCACGACTCGAACTTGCACTTGCTGGATTTAAAAAGAAAGAAGTTTATGTCTACACGCAAGATGGTAAACTTTTTGTGGAGGGTCAAAAAGAAGACAAAGAAACGGAGTCCAACTATATCCACAAGGGTTTGGCTCAAAGGAGTTTTAAGAGAGCGTGGACACTCTCTGATGATACGGAAGTACGATCAGTTGATTTTGAGGATGGGCTTTTGACTGTGACTCTTGGGACAATTGTTCCAGATCATCATAAGCGCAAAGATTATCTATAAATATAATTGAATATCGTCGGCGCATGAGGAGTACCTGGCAAAATCCAGGTTGACTCCTCCTTTTTTTGTAGTAGAATACTAAGAGGTATGGAGTAAAAATGACCGTAAGACTTTTGCTTTTAAAATCTGGGGAGGATATAATTTCAGATGTTTCTGAAATGGTGATTGGGGAAGAAGGAGAAGAAGAGGATTTTAGAAGAGTAGTTGGATATTACTTAGATAGTCCTTGTGTAGTTAAAATTATAAATCAATCATTTTCTTCGTCAACTGAAGACAAAAAACCGGGAGTTGAAGTTTCTCTTCATCCGTGGATTCCTTTGACTAGTGATAAAAAAGTTCCTATTCCAGCAGATTGGGTAATTACAATGGTTGAACCAGTGTCCTCTCTAAAAGAAATGTATTTAAATAGCGTAAATAAAAATGGAAAAGATAATCAAAGTAATAGTGTTGATGAACAATCAGAACTTGGTCTCGCAGATTGAAGAAATTGGTGCTGACATTGGAGAACCAGATTGTAAACTAATTAAACCATTTGTCGTAAATAGCGACAAAACTTTAGAACCATTTCTTTGTGGATATACAAAAGAAGATACATTTATGATGAGTTCTGACAAGATTCTTACTCTTGCAGATCCAACTCCAACTCTACTTGAAAAATATCAGGATTTAATTAAAGAATGACTCAAAGATTTTATACTAATGTTCAAATGATTGGAAACCAGTTTCTGGTTCGTGGAGTTGAAAACGGAAAGAGGTTTGAAACTAGAGATGAGTTTTTCCCAACTCTCTTTGTAAAAACTAAGAAACAGTCAAAGTATAAAACTTTAAATGGTGAATTTGTAGAACCAGTAAAACCGGGTACAGTTAGAGATTGTCGTGAGTTTTATAGTAAGTATGAAAATGTTGATGGATTTGAAATTCACGGAAATGATAGATATATTTGCCAATATATCTCCGAAAAATATCCAGAGAATGAAATTAAGTTTGATATTAGTAAAATCAAACTTTTAACTTTGGATATTGAGGTTGCTTCTGAATCTGGTTTCCCTGACGTAGAAACTTGCTCAGAAGAAATTCTTGCTATTACTATTCAGGATTATACAACAAAAGAGATTATTACTTGGGGGGCAAAACCATTCAATCATAATCGCAAAGACTTGACTTATCATCATTGCCCTTCTGAATATGAACTATTAAATCATTTTATTAATTATTGGATGGTAAATGTTCCAGATGTTATTACTGGATGGAACATTCAACTTTATGATATTCCTTATATTTGTAAAAGATTGAATAGAGTTCTTGGTGAGAAACTAATGAAACGTTTCTCTAACTGGGGATTAGTTACTGAAGGCGAAATCCATATTAATGGACGTAAGCATACTGTTTTTGATGTCGGTGGTTTGACTCAACTTGACTATTTGGATCTTTATAAGAAATTCACGTATAAAGCACAGGAATCTTATCGTCTAGATTATATTGCTGATGTTGAACTTGGGCAGAAAAAATTGGATCACTCTGAGTTTGACACCTTCAAGGATTTCTATACAAACGGTTGGCAAAAGTTTATTGAATATAATATTATTGACGTGGAACTTGTTGACCGTTTGGAAGACAAGATGAAACTGATTGAACTTGCAATTACTATGGCATATGATGCTAAAGTAAATTATGCCGATGTATTCTATCAAGTTCGGATGTGGGATAATATCATCTACACATACCTCAAGAAAAGAAACATTGTTATTCCACCAAAGAACAAGACTCAGAAAGATGAGAAGTATGCTGGTGCTTATGTAAAAGAACCTATTCCTGGGATGTATGACTGGGTGGTGAGTTTTGACCTTAACTCCCTGTATCCACACCTAATTAT